TCATACCCCACCCCTTATGCCGTCTTGGCTTGGCCCACGCAGCCGGCGAACGGCTGGACGTGGATAGAGGCGTCTACGTAATCGGAGCAGGCATCAATGATGCGGCTATCGTCATCCACCAGCACCAGCCTCCGAACCTCCGCGTAGGCCAACGCTTGCACAACGTCGCGCTTGTACTCGGATGCCGGCCGGTGATCGTCTTGCGGTCGCATGATGAGCTGGGCTGATAGGATTTTGTTGCATGCCATACAGCCAAGGCTTACTGACGCCGCCGCCTTTCCTATGGCGATGCGGGTTTGGCGCTCGCAGATCTCAGAGCGGCCGGTCAAGAAAAGCACGTTATGCCCGTGGCGCAGGAACTCAGCCAGCATCATCCACATGTGGGCGATGGGCTGATCATCCTCGCAGGCCAAGTTAAAGGCATCCCACTGCTCGGTAGTGGAGCCGCAACCCACTGGCAAAAGGTGCTGGCGGTGGGAGTTGTCAAAAAGCACTCCGTCAAGATCGAAAATATACAGGGTGTTATCGTTCATGGTCTGTTCTCAAGTTAGCGGCAAATGTCGCCTGATACGGTTCTCACTGAGCCACCAATGTTACGGCACGTAACGTCACCGCTTACCGTCTGAACAGAGCCAGTTACATCAGCGCAGCGAACGTCTCCGCTAACCGTCTTGATGCTTCCAGCTTGCCCCTGAACAACAACATCACCGTCAGCTTCCAGAATATCCACATTACCAAAAACTGATACTGACACCGGGCCGACTAATGACCCGCCTTGCTCAACTCCGTCCACGATAACCTTGTCATTGACAATGGAAATTGAGTTGCCCTTGAACTCCTTGCCGTCAATAACTACTCTACCGCCGTTCATGCTGATGTTCATAAATCCATTCTCTCCGCTTCGTTGATAATGGCGGCCAAGATAGCCGCCGACTTTGAGCCGTAATGCTGCGCTATGCGCTCGAGCGCATGGGCGTGCTGCTCATCCAGATAGATCCCGCCGGGGAGTCTTGGCTTGCCCTTCTGGCGCTCCCGATACCAGCGCTCCGCTTTGCGCTGTGTTTCAGTCCTCTGCTTCGTCAAGTTCCACCTCCACTTTCGTTGCCGCTGGCGGCGATGCCGTTCTCCATAGTGGGCAGTTGCTATCGAGATAGGCTTTAGCCTGCTCTCTCGTTTTACCGCTGTTACTCATCACGTAATGAATCAGGTTCTCGCGGTATTCCTGCTCAAAAATCGTGTGGTTTTCAGCGTCCGTCATCGGCATGGCTATTACCCTCTCGCTGAGTTGTCGGCCCCTCGATGGCTATCTCTGCGTCAGAGTATCCGGCCAGCCAGTAATGGCGCTGGCCCCATCCGAGATGGCCAGGCGGCGACTTTGGCGCGCCATCCTGGCGAGCTTTCCAGCCCATGCTGTAAATAAGGCTCTCCGCCCGGTCGAAGTGCTGATAAAGCATCACTCACCCCATTGCGGATTTGGGGCTGCGGAGAGCATCTCTGCCCATACCTCTGGGAACCCGCCAGTTGCAGCAGCTACCTGATGCGCCATATCAAGCATGAAATCTGTAGGCTCCACCGGTACCAGTTGCCAGCCTTCCGGCATAGCTAGCGCAAGCTCCGGCAGCTTGCCGGCGAGCGCGGCGTCAATTCTGGATAACAGGTGGTATAGTGCGATGCTGTCGCGCTCAGCCTGATGATAGTCCACTGAGACACGAGCCTCGCGCAGCAGACCAGCCAGCACACCGCACTGAGCGGTGGCGTTCTTGAGTTGGGCGGCAAGCTGGTCGCGCTGCTCCTGCATCTTGGCTGCACCATTGGCACACTCCTGAAGGCGCTGCTGCATTTCCTCGCCCATGGCCTGTAATTGCTGTTTATCGATCATTTAGTCCTCACAGACATCTTTGTGTTGATCTTCAATCCTCCGCATTTCGCGCTGTTCTTCGAGTGCTAGGCGACGATTCACGTAATTCATGTCGGTTACCACAGCAACCCGGCGATGCCTGCTGCCATCGATCTCTTCCTTCCGTCTGGCGTTCGCGTTTCTGATTCGCTCCGCGAAAACCTCATTGCTGGATGGGAGGATGCTCATATCACGGCGCTCCCGACAATCCCGATAAAGGTAACGAACGCCAGAAATTTGACGCCATCACCGTGTTTGCGCCACCAAATTTTAAATGCCGATGGCTTTTTGCTGTTGACGTAATCCCGCATCACTATCTCCTTTTTAACTGGGAGGACAAGCCTCCCGGTTATTGGTTATTTCACTTGGATGAACGGGGTGCTTGCTCCGTTCGCCATGTACTGCGGTAGAGTGCCATTCCACTTGTTGATCGCTTCGAGCTGCATTACTTCGGGGTTTTGACGCAGAGCCTCACCACGCAGCTTGATGGAGTCGGCGTCAGCCTTGGCGCGCAGCATGATGCTCTGCGCTTCACCGCGAGCTTCCTCGATCTTCTTGTTGGCTTCAGCGATAGACTGTTTCACTTCCTGCTCTCGCTGCAGTGTCTTCTGATTGGCGGTCACCTTGGCGTTGATGGAAGCCACTACGCTATCGGGGTACTCTGGCTTACCAACATAGGATAGGCTCAACACCTTGATGCCGATCGGTTCCATTTCTTCCCTGATGTCAGCTAGCGAGGCGTCCAGAAGATCGGACTTGCCGCCGTCGATGAACTGGTCAGTCTTCATCCTGCTAGCCAGACGGTTCAGGCTGTCCGCGATTTTCTGGCGCAGGTCCGTTTCTGTAATGTCCTCGACGCCCTTGCGGTAGGTTTGGAACACCGTGGCAACCTTCGTCGGCTCTACGAGATAGGCAACCCCAATGTGATAGCCGATGGTGGTCCCGTCGCTCATTTGGAAATTGAACGGGTCGTCGTAGGTTTTCATCTGCTTGAATGTTGGGAATGTATACAGCGTGGTATTCCAGCCTGTCCAATAGCGGCCGACGCCAACCACCTCACCGACGCCCTTGTCATCACCCAGCTTATTGACCAGGATGCCGCGTTCGCCTGGCTCAACCCGGTCGCAGCCGGCAAGGCCAATCGAGGCCAGACAGAGCAGAGCGGAGCAAATTAGTTTTTTCATTTCTTTTCCTTAGCCATAAGGCGAATCATTAACTTGAAATACATAAACCCAGCAACCGGAGCGCCAACAAAACACAGCAAAATACCTAAAAAAACTATTGTTGAGTCTTTTGCTGAAATCATTGCTGGAGCCAAAATCCCAAAACAAGCAGAAAAAAACACTACAAAAACCACGGTAAAAAGATACATCTTTAGCATCACTCATCCCCTCGCTGTATCCGCATCATGTAAGATTTGAGCCATAGCTCACTGACTCCATGACGCTTGCTTTCTTCCCTAACCCGTCTGGCTATGACCATTGCAATCTCTTCTTGGCAGATGGTCATCCCCTTCAGCGACCAGCTCAGGTCGCTGATAATGCCTTTCGCCAACTTGCGGGTGGCTACCCGCTCAGCCTCACTTAGTGACCTCATTGAAACCTCCCTAACCAGTCACAAGATAACCATAGCTAATAAATTCCACATTGTAAACTGTATTTTTGGTTTTTATCTGCCCACCAAGGGCCACCATGGAGTGTCACAGTCCATCGGAATCCGCTGGCCGCGTTTTAGCGATTCTGCGCACAGCAGGTGCGATTCCATTTCAGGCTAGCTGTATCCGTGCTGGAGCCAGCCAAAAACGTCACATACGCAGGCTCATGTGGTTTGGCGGCCTTGTTATTAGTATTTCTCTGACAGGTCGCAGAATTTCATAAACGGCGCCTTCCACTGCAGGCGGATCATGCCTGTTGGCCCGTGACGATTTTTCTTGAAATCCACCTCTGCGATACCTCGGTCAGGTGTGTCGTCGTGATAAACCTCGTCACGATAGAGTGTCATGATTTGATCCGCCTCTTTCTCGATCTCTGCTGAGTTTGCTATGTCTCCTAGCTCTGGCCGCTTGTCTCCACGGGTATCGACGCCACGGTTAACCTGGGCAAGGCATATCACCGGTATGTCAAGTTCCCGAGCAAGGTCTTTTAGCCGCATAACAACTTCGCCGACTTGCTCCCAGCGCTGCGATGCCGGGTTGCTCCCCTTAATTCTCTGGATGTAGTCAACATAGAGCGCCTTGATCCCGCTGTGGTGCTTCCATTTCTTCGCCATCCGCTCAACCTCCGATATGGTCGGAGCTGATTTTTCGTAAACCTGAAGATTCACAGAATGAAGCAGTGACAGCCCACGCGAAAAGTTGCTGTAACCGGTGTCGTCAAGATCTCCCTTTCTGGCTTTGTGAGCTTCCACCGATCCGTTAGTGCAGGCTATGCGCATGCCTATCTGACCGACTGGCATTTCGGCAGAAATGAAACCAACGTTGTTCCCGCTGGTCATTGCGTTGATCATGACGTTCAGCAGCAGCGCCGTTTTACCCATTGCTGGTTTCGCAGCAATCACAACTAGGTCTGAATTGTGCGCCCCTCCAGTGGCGTCATCCATTGACTTGATCCCGAACGGAACACCCGGGAAGTCTTGTTTTAGCGCCTTCTCAAGTTCGTCAATCGCTGCGCTTGCAACCCCAATTGAGTCGTACTCGTAGTTTGACTCTGTACTGATGGTTGCCATAAGAGAGGATATTATTGAGTCAACATCTAACTCACCGGCTGCGGCTGCTTCCAGGCCATCGCGCATAACGCTCCACGCTGTTCGCTCGCGATACTTGCGTTTGATCGTGTCTGCATAGTGCTTGATGTTTGACAGGCTGGTGATCTTGCAGATCTCGATCACATACTGGAACCCACCCACATAATCCAGACATTCCATTTCGCGAAGCTCGTTTGCCACGATAGAGGCATCAACGGTCAGGCGCTTTGCGTGGATGCGGCTGCATGCAGTGAAAATCATCCGGTTTACCTGGGAATGGAAATGCTCAGAGCAAATTCCGCAATCAGTGATCAGCTCTCCGCGACTATGCGCAATCACAGTCCCTAGCCAAATCTGTTCGCTCTCAAAAGAGCTAAGTTTTTCAGGTATTAACATCTCATTCCCCAAATGCTCTTGGCAGCTTGTTTTGTTTTACTGGCGCCGTGGCTTCCTGTAGCGCAGGCATCCATGACGCCTCGAAACCTCTCCACCCCTTGTAGATCCACTGCTCAAAACACTGGTCTACGGTATGTCCAGCGAGCACAGCAATGTGCAGTTCTTTGCCCACTCGGTTTACCACAGTTTGAGTTATCCCAGCCTTCAGCCTTTTCCTTAACGCCTTCCAATCACTCATCAAGCGATCGCTTGGCATATCGGGCCATGACGAAAAATCGAGCTTCTGCGAGACAGTCTCTTTTATTGTGTTATTGGGTATTGTGTTATGTGTTATGTGTAGCATACCGTTCGCATTGCATTCGCTATGCGTTCGCATACCGTTCGCATTGCATTCGCTATGGCATGCACCTTCACACAAGTCATTGTTTTTGCTCCATCTAGCTCTTGCTGACTCACGAGCTCTCTCTGATTTGCCGTAAACCTTACGCAGCTCATCATCCGCGCGCCGGTTTACATAACCATCCTCAACGCGCTCAAAGAAGTCTTGCAGCACAGTCGCAATGCAGTCGCAATGCGAACGCATTCTAATGAGCCGGGCAATCTCATCAACGCTGTATGGAAGCGGTTTTTCTGTCCTGTAATACAGATCCAGCATTCTCCGGTAAGCCAGGTCCTCCATGTCAGTAAGGTGCGCTGTGTCTCTGGCGTAATCTCCGATATTGAACTGATAGAAGTGCATGGCGGTCACCTGCAGAGTTAATTAAATCCACAAAGCAGCAGTAAGGCTTCTTGTGCGTTTAAGCTCTTCTGCTGGATCGCACTGCACTCCTGCCCGATTGACGACGACGCTCTTTGCCACGCTGTAGATCGCCCATCGCTCTTTTTCTGTGAATGAGCGCAATGCTGACGCCTGCTCGATGAACGCCTCGAGAGCTGCAGTTGCGTTTCCGCCAAACTCCAGATCAGCGACAGCCCCAAGCTTTTCCAGCAAGGTTTCCTCGATGCGCACCGTCTTGACTACCTTTGCCATGTGACTACCCTCTGTGATGTTTAGGTTTGATTATGCAACAATGAAATACATCGGTAAAGTAATTTGTATTTCAATGGTGGCCGTGGATGAAAAAAAGCGGCTCGCGGCCGCTATGTTTTTGCATTCGATGCGAACCGGCGTGGCGCGCTATTGATGGAGTCTGATGGGCTTGCTCATGCTGCACCCCCATTATCACTGGCGGCTACAGCGAAGGCATCGGCAATTCGCTTGCTGGCAATTTCGAAGTAACCAGCATCCATTTCCATTCCGATAAAGCGGCGGCCAGTGTTTGCGCAAGCAACGCCGGTTGTTCCGCTGCCCATGCAGTTGTCCAGCACTACATCACCAGGATTGGTGTATGTGCGGATAAGATATTCCATAAGCAATACTGGCTTCTGTGTGGGGTGAAGGTTGCTGCGCTGCTTGTCGCTAGCAAAAGTAAGCACGCTTCTCGGATAGCGCTCTGTAGAGTCGTAGTCGGTGATTCCCTCCTGCTTGCCATAGCAAGAGCTTTGCTTATCAGCGCGATTTACTCGATTTGCTGTCTTCCTTGCGTGTCCGTGGGTTTTTTGTGGGTTGTACGTCGGCTGCCTCTTGTAAAAGACCAGCACGTTTTCGTGAGCCTTCATTGGGGCTCTTTTTGCGTTAAGGTGTCCGGTTGGACTGGTTTTTTCCCATATCCATTCGTAACGCAGCATTGGCAGGTTTGATGACCCTAGCACCTTGTCAAAAGGTGTTTGTGCAGTCAGCACTATGGCACCTCGGCTGATGCGGTTATATTCCGCCCATAGCGCGTCGAGCTGCAGCGCACTGTCCCACTTGTTGCGAGTGGTTCCATAAGGCAGGTCACACAGGATTAGATCCACGCTGTAATCCTGCATGCCTTTCATTAGCTCCAGGCAGTCCCCAGCCATTACCTTGAAGTTATCGTTTGCTGCGATCATGCTTGCCCCCGGATCATCTTGATGATTGCGTCCTTGCGGCTTTCGAAAAAGTGAGGCTGCGTCTCCCGTGGGTTGTTCGGGCTAGTGATGTTTTTGCCGTAGAGCATCCCGGTTGCAGTCAGACACCAAAACTCCTTGTCTGCACCCTTGCTGGATGGGCGGCTCTTTCGCTCTACGATGCCGGCTTCAGCCAGAATGACGTATGCAACACGGGCCGACACGCGAAGATCGGCTTCCTTCAGTAGCTCGGTGAGTGATTTCGTGGGGCGGCTGGAGCCATCAACTGCATCAGCAGGGGCATCAACAGCGTAATGAGGTAGCAGGCCGGTCAAGCCGTATTTGGTTTCGACCTTTTGGAGCATGCCAAGTTTGGAACTGTTGCTCATGTTGAGCATTCGGCTTGCCACCTCGGCAAGAGCCAGGGCGTCGGTGATCGGCGCTGAAATGTGCGCCTTGGCAGCGGCGCCGCTTTCCAGCTCCTGCCAGCGGTCAACGATGGCGGCGGTAAACTCCGGGCTGTTTTGGGCCACAAGGATCAGGCAATCACGCTTGCCGAGGCGGTATTCTGTGTAGGTGTTGCCGCGATGTTCGAACTCCCGCATTGCGGGGGTTAAAATAACACCAGCCTGAGCCAGCCTTTCGGCTGATGTTTTGATGTGATTGTGCTGCTTCCCGAGCATTTCCGAGATCTCGCGGGTGCCCATGGTGAGCTGGTCTGACTGGATGATCTGAAGCATAATGCCTCCCTGTTTCATTGGTGGAAGGCAGCAAGACGCGATGTTGCGCTAGTGATGTGATGCGGCTATCATTGCCTTGCTACCGATACCCCCTCCGAGAGCTTGCCGGCTCAATGACGAGGGGGTTTTCTTTGCCCGTTACCGGGCTGTTCTGATTCTATGCCGACTCTCCCGCTTCGGCAATGCTGGGTTTGATCTGCTGCTCCTTTGGCAGCGGAGCCCATATCAGGTGAACGCGGTCTGCTCCGCAAGCATGGGAAACGCCGTTTTCGTCAACGATACGGGCGATCCCATCAACCACTTCTTCGATGCGAGCTTTCAAAAACACCCGCCGAGAAGTCATCAAGTTGTAGTGAGTCCATTTAGCTTCCATGGCTACTCCACGCTGAAAACGACCATTCCAGCAAGGATAAGTGCGATGATGATTGGTGTTGCCACCACGCACAGGGTGAGCTTGATGGTCATGCTGCACCGCCTTTTACTTTTGCTATGGCGTCGCAGGCTATAGGCAGGCTGGTTAGCCGCTCAAAACGGCCGCCACTCTCCAATTCACTCCATGGTGCATGTTCGCCGAAGAGGAGTAGCCCGTAAACTCCATAACTCTCTTCAATGAGACCTTCTACATCACCAACCAGATCTTCCAGTGCAGCCAGCAGCTCATCACGCTGGGATTTAAGTTTGGCCTCCTGCTTTTTCAACAATTCGAACCGGGCCAGCAGCGTCTCTCCGAGCATGGCCACGTTTTCGAGTAATTCAGTTTCCATGCCAGCACAGGCATTCACGCAGGCCACGATGCGGCGGGCGTCATCCTCTGTCACATCGAAGCAAATGCGGTTCTGATTTCTGTCGGCAATTTCAAATCCTTTTCTACCTTCCGCCCAGTGGCATACCTTCCAAGGTTCATGTGTGTGCTTTCTCATGCTCCGCCACCTTGTTTGCTAATGAACTTGTCATATATGGCGCTGGCGACAGCAGTAAGGCGCTCAGTTGCGGTCTGATTGTCGTTGACCGGTGTTTCGATCATGATGTCAACCATGCCGGTGATAGTGCGCTGGCGCTCGGTGGGTAGTGGGCGAAAAACTGTTGTGCCAAGTATCGTAACCATTGGGTCTGCTTGATATTCGAATTTTTTTGGCCCCTCATCGAACCGGTGTATTGGATGCCCATGCTCATTCACGCCGAACACCTTGGTTCTCAGATACTCCATCCGTCCTTCGTTCCATAAAACTTCGCACACGGTACCAATAGGCGGCAGTTCACCACGCTCGAACCAGCCATCGGCATAGCTCTTTTGTTGGGTGGCAGCAACGCTTTCTGCTGGCCGGCGCTCGAGCGTGTCGCGCCAGTCGCCAAGGACTTCGCCGCAATTTCCTGACATCCAAGCGTAACCGCCTTCATGAGTCCAGCCACGGTTATCAGTAGATGGCTTTACGCTGAAGAACCCCCACTTGCCATCTGGGCGCTGTGCCATCCATTCAGCATCAGCTTCTGCGCTCGACCAGCTTGGCTTGTTCTGCAACTCCGCCTTGCGGCATAGGTACTCGTCCTTGGTGTACCAGCGGGGACAAAAATAAACCAGTTCCGGGTGCGGAGTTGAGACCTTCATGTCGCCTAACCTTGCGATGCCTTTGTCACCGTCCGGCCAAACCCCATTGGTCTCGCGCACCAGCCAGTCCAGATCTGATTCTTCTTTCTTCATTGGGATCTCCTTGATGCTTTCCCCATACATGGCAATAACCTCATCGTTTGTTGCGAATGCTGAAGCGAACCACTTCCCGGCAATTTGGTCGAAAGCCATTGCCGGCGATCTATCCAAGCGGTAAAACGTCAATCGCCCCATTTCCTTGTGATGGGCATAATGCGTAGCACCCTCCGGCACATCGCTCAGGTCAACCATTGCTGCTCTCCTTCGCTTTTGCTCGCTTCTGTGCGGCCATTACTCGATGTGACTCGCAGCAGTAAAGCTGCTTCCAGTGCCGATCTTCCGGCAGTTCTTTGCCGCAATACCCGCAGTGGGTTGCCAGCGGTTTGCGCTTGAATGTGTAAGCCATGCTCACTCCTTGCTGGGTTTTTTGCGAACTACCTCGCCGGTTGTTAGCGCGTGGCGCAAAACATCGACCTGATAAGCCCAAGCGGCGGCCCAAGCGGCGTCCCGAGCGGCGGCCCAAGCGGCGGCCTGAGCGGAGTCCCGAGCGGCGTCCCGAGCGGCGGCCCAAGCGGCGGCCCAAGCGGCGGCCCAAGCGGCGTCCCGAGCGGCGGCCCAAGCGGCGGCCTGAGCGGAGTCCCGAGCGGCGGCCCAAGCGGCGGCCCAAGCGGCGGCCCAAGCGGCGTCCAGAGCGGCGGCCCAAGCGGCGGCCTGAGCGGAGTCCCGAGCGGCGGCCCAAGCGGCGGCCCAAGCGGCGGCCCAAGCGGCGGCCCAAGCGGCGTCCCGAGCGGCGGCCCAAGCGGCGGCCTGGGCGGAGTCCCAAGCGGCGTCCCGAGCGGCGGCCCGAGCGGCGGCCCAAGCGGCGGCCTGAGCGGAGTCCCGAGCGGCGGCCAGTTCTGCATCGCTTGCGTTGCCGTGTGAGTGCGCCCACGCAGTATCCAGCGTGTTGACGCTTCGCTCATCACTGGCAAGGTGAATGACCTCATCCGCAAATACAACAGCCAAGCGCCGGTAAATGTTCCGGTGCTCAGGCTTGCATTGCAGCGCCCACAGGCAATCATCAAGGCTGTTGCTGTCAATTATGCTTGCCATCTCAAACGGCGCGTCCATATCTGCGCCAGCGCCACCATTTGCCTCGAGCACTTTTTTCCAGCCGTCTTTGCACGGGTCGCAGGCGCGAATTTCATTCAGAGTAATCATGATTGGAAATGTAAGTTCGGTCATTGCGTTGTCTCCTTGTTGTTACGGTATACAGCGTAAGTTATGCGATTTACTGTGTCAACACGCAGCCAATAAAAAAGGGCCATCACTGGCCCTTGTCTTTCAGCTCCTTCAGCTTTTGCTTGTAGAGCGCTTCGATCTGTTGGTAGTCGTCTTTTCTGTATCGCTTCGGTTCGTGTGGGCCTTCCAGCCACTCGACCTTATCCAGTCCGATGCGACGGATTAGCTCGTCCCTGTAGTCGCTGGCGGTCTGCCAGTTTTTGCGGGTGTAGTTTCCAGCTCCACCGTTACATGACTTGCATTGGCGATGGGCGTTGAGAGGTTCAAACCGCAGCTCTTGATGAGAGCCAACGCTTAGGTAATGGCCGCAGTCCCAGGCTCCACCAACCTTCCACCCCTGGGCGGCTTCAACAGCATGCGCCGGAGCCCCACAGCTTACACACGGAAGGCCAGAATCTCTGGCTCTGATGTAGGAGTTGAAGGTGTCTTGCGCCCTGCGCATCCAGTAGCTTTCAGGCTTCAGCTCCATCCTGCGCTGCCTGTTTTCTTTCCGCGCCTCCTTCTCCTTTGTCTCCCGCTCCTTCCTTGCCTTGGCTGCCTGCCTTTCTCGCTGCTTGGCGCTCTTCTCCATGGCAAATTCAACGGCATGGGAATGGCTACAGAACCAGCCGAGAGGCACCTTCACGCCGGATTCCGCCTCACCAAACTCTCCGCAGTGACGGCACTTTCTCTTTGAGTTTGCCATTTATCAATACCTGCCATAAAGCCTTAAGGTGGTATGACACCTAAAAGCTGTTGATGTATTCCATTGGATCACGATATGCGGAACGCTTAAGGTCGTCGCCCGTATGACACATTGCGGATGATCTGCTAAACCACCAACTGCGCGTGACCGCATTCACAATTTTGTGTGTCGATTACCACCATTCACCCGCTTTATCCCCGGCTAAAGGTCGTATCCAATGGCATCCAGAAATCAGATTGTTGGCTTGCTGTGCGGGCCTGCATGGTAGCCAGTGGCAAGGGTGCAGGATTGAATGGGTGGATAGCTGAAATAAAAAAGGCTTTGTGATTCATTCCCGGTGGAAACCAATCACTGAGGATTGGCGGGTCTGAATCACAAAGCCTTCTAGTATCTGGGTTTCCACGCCCTTCAACACAAGAAAAGTGTAGTCGGTATCTAATCAAAACTCAACATCTGAGCAACTGCATTTTCTGCCTCCGCTTCAGTCTTGAAGTTCTTGGATAGCACCAAGTGCCACAACACTCCGAAAACTGCGCGGTAGTATTGTTCGAAGGAGTGCTGATCCATCGACGCAAACGAGATCGAAACCGGCTCCTTGCGAACTCCGGCCGGTGTCTTTACCGCCCGATAATAGCCAGCCTCAACGGTCACCCAGTCGCGGAAAGCATCGAAAGACTTGTCAGCCTCAACACCATGTCGCTGCCGGTTGGCCTCTTCCATAAATGCAGTGCCGATGGTCTTAGCCGTTTCAGATGGCAGCCCGTTGGCGACCATAAAGCGGCACATCTTCAGCACCGTGTCCCGCTCAATCTTCGTGACTACAGTCTCCGGCTCCCAATACTCAAACCCGAGGTTCAGTAGGGAAAAGACCTTGCGGTGAAACTTTCCGTTCCGCATCTGAGTGATCGAGGCTCTGAGCTCCTTTCCGATCGGGAGCTTTTGCAGAGCCTCTGCATCAGATGAGTTTGCCGGGACAAGGCCATGACCACGGCGAACAAGCATCAGGTCGGCCATGATTAGAACGGGATCTGCTGGTCAAAGTCAGCAGGCGGATCGTCATACTCGTGGTATACAGGCGGTGCGCTTTGCTGTTGGCGTTGGTGATTGCCACCACTGGCTGCTGCATAACCACCTTGCGGTTGGCGTTGCTGCTGCTGCTGCTGCTGCTGCTGCTGTCGCGGCTGCTGCGCTTGCTCAGTGCGCGGCCCAAGCTCAACGCCTTCAACCCGAGCAACCAGTTTGACGCCAGGGCCGTTTTTGCCTTGGAACTCCTCGATGTGAAGATCTGCCAACGCGAAGCAGTGGACGGAACCCTTGACAAGGAATGGAGCCAGCGCCTCGGCTTGCTTGCCCCACAATGAGCCCTCGATCCACTGCGTTGGCCGGTTACCATCCTGACCTTTCTTGCCGTAGTTAACTGCCAGTGACAAATTGCACACAGCCTCACCAGATGGCGTGTAGCGCAGTTCTGCATCACGCCCGAGCCGAGCCAGTCCGATAGTTTTCATCGAATTTTACCCTCGCTGTTAACAGTTATTCCGCAAACAAAATGCAGATAGCATAGACGCCGCACCGTTTCTGGAAGCGGTCGCAGCTCCCTCTCATAGAGGCTCCCGGCAGACTTCTTGACAGCAACCTCACCCCAAAAATCAACCAGGTTCTTACCCTGCTTCATGCGTAGCGCCCACATGGCAGGCCCAGTAACATCGCTTTCTTTTTCCATGAGCACTCCCTTTGGTTTACGGCTAAATCATCACACAAATCCATAGCAATTTCCACTCTGTAAAAATTTATTGCGTTTACTGGCTGGCTGGATTACGATTTCCACATCGTAAACAAGGGGGCGACATGAACAATAAAACCGCGTTTATCTCTGATTGGATTGAATCAAACTGGCAAGCGTTCCTCGACGGAACTTTGTGTGACACGCATGGCCAGGTGGTAACCGTTGCCGATGCGCTTGGCGATATGTCTGCTCGTGAGTCAGAGCAGCTTTGCGCAGCATTCAAGGCCGGGGCATGCCAGACGCAAGAGGCCATCGAGATCATCTGCAAGTCATTCCTGATTTCAGTGATTGCCATGGAAGAGTGGAGCAATCATCTGGCTGCTCTTGATGACGCCAAGGATGAAAACGAATCTGAGGCGGAAGAAAAGGCTGCAGAGCACCGCGACATGATGGAGTCAGCAAAATGAGCTTTGATGTTATTGAGTTTGTTGGAAGTCAAGTTGGCCTGTTTAATCAGGCCCTTTCTGACCAGTCGGTCACCTGGGCGAAAGAGCAGCAGTTTGCCATTCAGGCTTTCCAGAAAAACGACTACCTGGCAAAAGTTGCCATGGCCAACCCAAGCAGCGCACAGAACGCGATCATTAATGTTGCAGCTATAGGGATAACGCTTAACCCGGCTGCAAAGCTTGCCTATCTCGTGCCTCGTGATGGTGGGGTACACCTAGACATTAGCTACATGGGGTTGCTGCACCTGGCGCAGGTTTCCGGCGCCATTCAGTGGGGGCAGTGCAAGCTGGTTTACTCCAGCGACACATACGAGTCAAACGGTCTTGATCGAGCGCCAACCCACAAATACAACGCCTTTGGTGATCGCGGTGCCGTTGTTGGCGGTTATTGCACAGTCAAGACTGCGCAGGGGGACTACCTCACGGAGGAAATGAGCCTGCAGGAGATCAAGCAGGTTGAATTATCCAGCAAGGCGAAGAATGGCCCTTGGCAAAAGTGGTGGGATGAAATGGCGCGCAAGACCATTGTTAAGCGAGCCAGCAAATATTGGCCGCGCTGCGAACGCCTTGATCATGCCATAGACCACCTAAACACAGACGGTGGAGAGGGCCTTGCTGAAATGCAAGTGCAGCAGACTGAAATCATTATCAACCCAGTCGAAACGATCAAGAAATCGCTTGCTGCGAAAGGAAGGACTGAGGAACAGTTTTTTGCTTGGTTCAGTCAGATTAGGCGGATGCCTGAGCCGATCCAGTCATTTGACGTCATGACAGATGATGAGCTCCGGTGGGCTGCGCGAAAGATGGAGGCAAGCAAATGATTTACACTAACTCGGTGACCGGCGTTAATGTTTATGATCTTGAGCAGGGAACAGATGAATGGATCGCTGCCAGATGCGGAGTGATCACAGCCTCTCGCGCTCACGAAATTATCAAGCCAGGTCGCAGCAAAGGATCGCATTCAGAGGCTCGCAAGAGCTACATGATGGAGCTTATTGGACAGGTTGCCACTGGAGTAATACCAGAGCAATCGCAGTTCAAACAGGCTGCGTGGGGCCATGAAAACGAGCCGCTTGCTCGTGAGGCATATGAGGCGCTCAACTTCGCATGCGTAAACACGTGCGGCCTTATTTACATGGACGGCTCAATGCGTTGTGGGATCTCTCCTGATGGAATCATGGACGGGATCGGGTTGGAGATAAAGAGCCCATTCACAACTCAGGTGCATCTTGACACTCTTTTGAATGGAGCCATAAAACCGGAGTATCTTACTCAATGCCAATTTAGCATGTGGGTGACCGGTTACGACCGCTGGGATTTTTGTTCTTTTGATTGGCGTATGCGAGGCAAACCAGAAAACAGACTTGTCGTGATTCCTCAGCAGCGAGACCCTGAAGTCATGGCTAGGTTTGATGAAGAGATCCCTAAATTCATATCTGAAATGGATGAGCAGCTTGCTCGACTCGGCTTTATTTTTGGCGACCAATGGCGGTGATGATAATGGCAAACAGCAGAACAGAAAACAGCATGGCCGAGCAGGTTGCTCGCTTCATCCACCAGCACGGCGGGTCACTTACGGCCAAGGAGTGCTTTCATGCCGGCCTGAGATTCGCCGATGGCGAGACCACGCCATATCGCATATCACTGGCGCTGTGCAAGCTGCACATGTCGGGACGATATGTTGTTGAGCGCCGGATGGTTAAAGAGGGCCGCACCCGCGCAGCCTCGGTGCGCGTCCTTGAAGTTCGAGATCTTAAGCCTATCGTTACTCACTCACCAGGGTTTGAGGTGGACAAGGTTTGGATGTCTCTGATCACCCGCAAGCCGGGACGGCAAATTAGTTTGTGATGACACTTGACATTGTGGAATCTGAATCTGAAAATGCACATGACTCTTTTGCTTACTCAGGATGTGTGTAAACACGTTCTCACCTTTCAGGGCCGCTAACCTTGCAAGGTTTCCTTTAGGCAGCGATCTAAAGGAAAGCTCAAGTTGCAGCTACAACTTGAGAACAAAAAGGCCGCAGGTTTACCTGTGGCCTTTTTTTTGCAGCAAATTAGTTTGTGATGCTGGTTGACATTGTGGAATGATTCGCTAATATTGATTTCGAGGCTTGGGCCTCAACTTCATCAACTTACCGACTTGTCGGCACACTGATGATTGGCATGGCTTAAACACGTAATAATCTGGCGGGAGTTGCGCCCCGCCAGACCTCAACGATGAGGGCGCACGGTTTTCTATCAACCAGCTGGCGCCGAGGGGTAGACACTCTATGCCGAGCGTCCTCATCGTTGTGGTTAATAAGGCAAATGGCGTTTCTGACAACGTTATCATGCAGGTCTAGGTGAGTGGGCCTTTGCCGAATAGATTCATCCTTGCCACAACAAACAGAGCAGGCACTGGCAGTAGCCGATACGCCGCAATAGCTCGCCGGACGCTGTAACCGGCACACAACTGAGGTTGCACTAGATGAGCGGCTAGACCTATATGGAGCAACGGTGCCGTGAATCAATCGCCTTGAGCAATGACATACCAGTGCAACTCCAATTGTGGTGAATGCGCAGGCTGATGCGCAATGTTGGAGGAAGGTGGACCGCAACTGCCAACATGTACCGAGCAAGCAGCGGGCGAAACAGCGAGTAGAAAGCCGGAGATCAGCACCGGCCACCACAACATCCTGTCAGTTGGGTAGGTTGAAAGACTCCAGCGCTGACGCCGGATAGAGTAACCGGCAACAATCCGTCTTTAGCGCAGCCTGGAAGCGCATCTGGTTTGGGACCAGAAGGTCAGAGGTTCGAAACCTCTATCACCGACCAATTTTGCGCCGGTAGCTCAGCCGGATAGAGCAGGTGGCTTCTAACCGACAGGTCGCGGGTTCGAATCCGCCATAGTTTACGCTTCCGCATTGGGTGATCCAGATTGCCCAATCCAGAACCGTGAAATCACAACGAAGGGAATTACGCGAAAGGTTCCAATCGTGGAGCGGTTCAAAAGAAAGCCCCCATTGCTGGGGCTTTTCTCATTCTGGGTCGATGGGGTTTAGCGTGAACACCATCTTCTGGGCTCCGGTGTTACCACCCGTCGCCAGCCCGATTATTTTCCACCCGAAGCGGAAGTAGAACATCCTGCCGGGTAGGGAGTTTGCCCTGACCGAGAATTCAAAATGCCCGTCTGGCTGCCAGATGAAGAACCAGCCTGCCGCCTTTCTGGTTGCCGGCGTTAGCGACCCGAGCCAGAAATAATCTAGCTCCTTCGGGGTGTAGGCCAGCACCGTCCATGCAAAACCGTAGGCTGGATTGCGTATCAGCCAAAGCACCCGGCGCACGTAGCGCGGCCACTTCTCAGGCGGATACAGCTTGGCGAAACCGGAGTCACCATCAAGCGGCGCGTCTGGCGTCTGGAACCAGCTCAGCCAGTCGGGAAGCGTGTCGCGGCCAATGGCAAACAGCGGCAGCACCGGGGACAGTAGCCAGCACAGCAGCCCCATAAACAGGTGAAGCGGCAGCAGTAAGAAGAACTGCACCATTCGCATGGTAATCATCATGATGTGTTTTGGTTTGCTCATGATCCGATCGCAACCTCCATGGTCATTGA